GCTACTTCCGCAACAACACCCAGACTGGGAGATTTACCGCACGGGAACTTACCAACACCCTACGCTTCCGTTCCTACACGCCAACCCAGACGCTCTCGCAAAGATAAACGGCGAATGGGTCGTAGTCGAAGTGAAGACTTCCCGTAACTACTGGCACGAAACCCCACCGCACTACGAAGCGCAAGTGCGGCACTACATGAATGTCCTGGGAATCAAGCGTGGCGTTATCGTCGGCTTGGTTGCAATGGACTGGGTCGAAACCTGGATAGAACACGACGACTTCGAAGCGCAGGTTATCGAGCAGAAGGCAACCGAGTTCTGGAAGATGGTGCAGGAAGGCACGGCCCCAGACTTCGACGGGTCGGAAAGCACCTACACCGCCGTTAGGGAATTGCACCCGCAAATCGACGGAACGGAAATAGAAATCGACGGGCTACACGGTCTAGCTATTGCCGCTCAAAAGTTCGAAGAAGCGGAATCCGAGTTCAAACAACTAAAGTCGCACGTTCTAAGTATTATGGGGAACGCACAACACGCTTACGTCGAAGTAGGCGGAGAAAAGATAAGGGTCGCTTCAAGGCAAGCCCGCAACGGTGGGACTCCGTTTCTAGTAATTAGGAAAGCCAAATGATGTTATTGCTAGGCGACCAGGTGACTTGCTTTCGCGAAGTAGGCGGGGATACTTCAATCGTGACCGGACGGGTTACGGGTATCGTGCAAAACGATAACGGCGACCTAAAGTATTTCTACATAAAGGGAATAGAAGCGGCCTTCTGGGTAAGTGACGGCTGGACTTTTGAATACGAAGAAGAAATAGAAGGGGAAACAAATGGCTAGATTCAACCTAAACGAATACCAGGACGTTCAAGCGCGCCTAAACATTCTGCACCGCGACTATCCAGACGCTCGCATTATCACCGAGAACCTAACCACCGTAGCCGACCGCTCGGTATCGACTTGGGTAGTAAAGGCTTCGCTATACCTAAACGCTGCCGATCAGAGCTTGGGGCTTGCTAAGGCAACTGGACACGCTTTCGAAGTAGACGGCGGAACTGGGGCCAACCTAACTGCGGCCCTCGAAAATGGAGAAACGTCGGCGATCGGTAGGTGCTTGCGAATCGCGGGAATTGGCGAGGGTGCGTCACGGGAAGAAATGGCGAAGGCAAATAGAGAAGTAACCCCTAAGCCACCCGTGGACTGGCTAAAAGAAGCCGATGAGATTCTAAACGTAAACGACCTACGCAACCTATACACTAGAGCGAAGGCGCAAGGCGCACCGGTAGACGTATTGGAGAAGTTGAAGGATTATGCCAACGCACTCAATTCTTCGAGCGAAGATACTGGAACTGGAAGAAGCGTTCCAGGAGTCGGCAAGGGCGGGAAATCTTGAACGCGCAGCCTTCTATAACCGCGAACTTATCTTCCACCTTCTAAGGCTCGCTAGTGTTATCGGAAATCCAACGCCAGATCGCGGAACTGATAGCGGAGAACTCTAAGGGTTCCACCGCACTTTTTGACGCGGAGAAGTCATTAGCCGAAGCCGAATACGAATTAGACACAATCGAAGCTAAGGCGTTTATTTCTGCCGAAGGTAGCGTGGCAGACCGGCAATCTATTGCACGTCTCAAATCGGCGCAGGTGCGCTTAGAACGTGACTTGCGCAAGGCCGAACTAAACCGAATCAAGGTGAAAGTCAAAAGCATAGAAACGGCACTCATGGCACTAGCGACCCAAGCGAAGCTAATGCAAGCCGAGCTAAGATAGAAGAAGACCCCAGCGATGGCAGCAACCACCCTGGGGCATGAGCCAAGAAAGAACCTTGACTATGGATAATTGTAAGACCTGCTCTAAGTGCCAGCAAGTAAAATCCCTAGAATTTTTCTACAAAAAAGGGGACTACTCTTATTCCGCTTGTAAGGCTTGTCACAGCCAGCAAAGTATGAAATGGCAACGGGAAAACCGAGACGTTTTCCAAGCGTATAAAAGACAATGGCAAAGAGATAACTCCGATAAAATCTACGGCTACGTCACTAAATACAAGTCTGACAAGCCCCAGCAGGTAAAAAAATGGCGCAGGGAGTGGGAACAGAAAAATTCTCACAAATCTAGGGAATACCGAGTAAGAAAAAAGAGCGTAAAGTCTAAAGTTGTCACGGGCTTAGTGACTGATAACGACATTCGTAGGCTTTTACGGCTACCCTGCCTTTACTGTGGCGGGACGGCCGAACACGTTGATCACGTCTTTCCATTGTCTAGGGGTGGAGCGCATACTTTGGGCAATCTTGCACCGGCTTGTCTTAAATGTAATTTAAGTAAATCAACTAAAACCATTATGGAGTGGCGAATTTGGAAAATGCGTATTGGATTGACCTATGAAGAACAGCGACCTAAAGAAACTTCGTGAACGCGACCAATGGTGTTGGCACTGTGGAACCGAATCGACCTTAGTTCCTCACCACCGAGCTAATCGAGGTATGGGTTCTAGCAAGGTTCTGGACACGTTACAGAACGTTATCTTGGTATGCTCGCGCTATAACGGCGACATGGAGTCGGACGCTAACATCGCTAACCAGGCACGGGACTTGGGGCATAAGTTGTCTAAATTCGCCTCGCCGAGCGCGCCAGTATTTGACAATTACCAAAAGAAGTGGTTTTATCTTGACGAGAAGGGGAATAAAAATGAAAGCGAACCACCCAGCTACCTTATCTAACGAGTTCTGGCAAAGGCTCGAAGCCGAACGCCACGACATTAGCTACCGCAACCCAATTCCTAAGCCACTTGTAAAGGTGGTCGTAAAGGAAGCAAGGAAAGTTCCGGAACGTCTAAAGTCAATTTATTTTCACGCTGGCCGGTATGCAGCTGGCGATCGTGACCGCTTGGCTACCCAGGCTAACGAAGAATTCGAAAAGTTAGAGTCGTGATAGAATTAGAAGCGGGCCAAGAGCTATCCACCCTTGACCCGCAAACCGATAGTCATAGTATCGGCAGTCATAAGTTTACTGCCGAAGATAGGCAGTAAACAAATGAGCATAGAAGTAACTAACGCAGTCTGGAAGTATTCCAAGTCTGTCGGACGGGCAAGACTCGTCCTATTAGCCATAGCAGATCACCAGGGGGAGATTGGTGCATGGCCTTCAATCAAAACCCTAGCCACGATGGTAAACGCTTCCGAACGTTCGGTGCAGCGTGACATTACCGAGCTGGTCGAATTGGGCGAACTAAGCGTCGAAGTGCAGAACGCGCCGACCAATCGCCAATACAAATCCAACCTTTACTGGGTCACTTTGCCAGGGGTGACAGAATCAGAATCAGGGGTGACAGAATCGACCGCAGGGGTGACAGATTCGGTGTCAGGGGTGACAGATTTTGCGTCAGGGGTGACAACAGGTGGCGCACTAACCATTACTAAACCATTACTAGAACCATTACTAAAGTCTTCTCGTTTGCCAGAAAATTGGCAACCGACACAAGGCGATGTTTTGCTAATGAGAGAACACTTCCCTTCGGTAGACCTAAAGCTAGAAACTCATGCCTTCAAGGACTACTGGCGATCCGTTGCCGGTGCGAAGGGAAAGAAGACCGACTGGGACGCAACCTGGCGAAACTGGATACGCAATAGCTACAAGCGAAGCCATAACCGCATAAACTCACAACCAGACCTAAACCTAGAGGACTAGAAATGAATAAGGCAGAAACGAAGACCCTGCTCGACGCAGTATCGGCTATCGACAACCGAAAGATTACCCAGCCCCTACTAGACGGCTGGTATGACATCTTGAAGCAAATTCCGCTGGACATCGCCCTGGAAGCTCACCGCCTAGCCCGTAAGTCTGAATCCATTGGCTACCTAGAGCCAAAGCACATCTTCGGCTTTGCTAAGGAAGCTGCCTATCAGCTCGATCGTGATAAGCCAAAGGTTCAAGAGGAAGTAAAGCGTGGCGACCCTATGCCAACTTGCCAACACGACAAGCCAATCTTTGACTGCAAGCCTTGTTGCCGAACCTTGTCGCAATACCTAGACCAGAACGGCTTTGACGGTATCCACAACTTCGCGAAGGCAAAAGTCTATGCCTAGCCAAACCTGCCTACGTTGTGGCTTCGTATGGGAAATCTCCCTATCCCGCAACAACCCCGAAAACTGCGAGTCCTGCCGCACCACGAAGAAGAACCGAATTCGTGAGTGTATTGTTTGGCATGGTCACTTCGCCGAAGACTTTGTCACACCCGTAGACGAGAATGGGCTGGAAGTTATGCCTGGTATCAGAACTTGCGGTAACAAAGACTGCGTTTCACCAGCGCACATAACTAAAATAAAGTAAACGAAAGGTAATAAATGATTCGCAACCAAGCCCTAGTAACCGTGACTGGTTGGCTAAACGACCCTAAGACTTTTGACTGGGGATCGGCTGCAAAGGTATCCGTAGACGTTCGCAAGAAGAACGACTTGGGCGTATACGAAACCGTAGATAAGGTCGCGTATGACGTGACCCTGGAAGGCGTGTTCCCAGACGCTAAGCAAGTAACCGTA